CGTAGCGAATGACACTGAAACAGTGTTCGTTACGCTTCGTCTTTGTGTGGTAAGAAAGCAACTGAAAGCCACTTTGAAGCCAAATGCGGCAGGAGTTCAGTTACCAGCCCATTACTACCGTAACGGATGAAAATTTTCGGTTAAAGGCTTCTATTTCTGCGATTTGCGCAGGTTTGCATATCTGTCGGTAACTCACTGTAACTTAATTTTGTAACCAAAAAAGTGTGAGTTATGCGAAGTACATTCAAAGTATTGTTTTACGTGAAGAAAGGCAGCGCCAAACCAAACGGCAACCTGCCTCTAATGTGCCGTCTTACCGTGGACGGCGAGATTAAACAGTTCAGCTGCAAGATGGACGTTCCCCCACGCCTGTGGGACGTGAAAAACAGCCGTGCTTCGGGCAAGAGCGTCGAGGCGCAGCGAATCAACCGTGCCGTCGATAAAATCCGTGTGGACGTGAACCGCCGCTATCAGGAGCTTATGCAGACGGACGGGTATGTAACCGCCGCCAAGCTCAAAGACACCTATCTCGGTATCGGTGTCAAACAAGAAACCTTGTTGAAGTTGTTCGAGCAGCACAATGCAGAATTTGCAAAGAAAGTCGGACACAGCAGGGCAAAGGGAACATTCACCCGTTATCTGACCGTCTGCAAGCACATCCGGGAGTTCATGCCCCATACCTACAAGCGTGAAGACATCCCGTTAAAGGAACTCAACCTCTCCTTCATCAACGATTTCGAGTATTTCCTGCGCACGGAGAAGAAATGCCGCACCAATACCGTGTGGGGCTACATGATTGTGCTGAAACATATCGTCTCGATAGCGAGGAACGACGGGCGGTTGCCGTTCAACCCCTTTGCCGGGTATATCAACTCCCCCGAAAGCGTGGATAGGGGATACCTTACCCAAGCGGAGATACAGACACTCATAAATGCGCCGATGAAGAACGGGCAGCATGAACTCGTAAGGGACTTGTTCGTCTTTTCGGTGTTCACGGGGTTGGCATATTCCGATGTGAAGAACCTGACCACAGACCGCCTGCAAACCTTCTTCGACGGCAATCTATGGATTATCACCCGAAGAAAGAAGACGAACACGGAATCGAACATCCGTCTGTTGGACGTTCCGCAAAGAATAATAGAGAAGTACAAGGGAATGACACGGGACGGTCATGTTTTCCCCATGCCGAGCAATACCACCTGCAACAAGATACTGAAAGAGATAAGCAGGCAGTGCGGTTTCAAGGTGCGCTTGACCTATCATGTCGCAAGACACACGAACGCAACGACCGTGCTTTTATCCAACGGTGTACCCATTGAGACCGTGAGCCGACTGTTGGGGCACACGAACATCAAGACCACGCAGATATACGCCAAAATCACCGCCCAGAAGATAAGCCGGGACATGGAAGCCTTGTCGCACAAGCTGGAGGATATGGAGAAGAACATCTGCCATGCCATTTAATAACGACCTTAAAAGCGAATACCGATGAAAGAAAATAGAAATACCATCACGATGGACAAACACGGCAATATCATCATGCCGACTAATACAGCCAATGTGTGGATGTCCGAGCCGGAACTTGTCGGGCTGTTCGGGGTAATTGCCCCGACAGTCCGTGCAGGAATCAGAGCCGTTTACAAGGGCGGAGTTCTGAAAAAATGTGACACGAAGCGTTATCTGCGTTTGGAAAACGGCTACGGGCTGGACGTTTACAGTTTTGAAATGGTTGTCGCACTCGCATTCCGTATCGGCTCATGCGGTGCGGAGAGGTTGCGTAATGCCTTGCTAAATAGGATGTACCGGCGAAAAGAAAAAGATGAATATTTTCTGACGCTGCATGTCGGTAAGTCTGTCGTCATGCCGTCATGAAACCGTTGAATATCCAAATCACCGGTTGTTCGAACCGTCAAGCCGACACATCATCGCTTACCGATACGGAATGCAAGTACGGAAATGAAACCGTTATTTCGATGAAATGATGAATATATAGTAAATATGTGATTATAAGACATATAGATATTCATCAAATTCTCATCAACGGATATTTGCCGATGAACGGGAAGTATGCCTTACCGTGTCGTTTCTCTTTTGGCGAGTATTCTGATGAGAAGTTGATGAGCATACATACCGCTAATATACAGATATTTATATTCCATTTCATCAAATCATCGGATTTTTATCCATCATCAACCCGGCTGGGAAATGGGATAGGGAGAGTGCCCATTTGCTGCAACCGGAGCAGCCATTTCCGTTTTCAGAGGCAAAGGTAGCATGGGGCTTCGATGGCGGCAGCAAGGTCAAGCGGCAAAGCCGTCATGGGAACAATCTCCACCCTCATGCTTCGGGTAGTATTCTTCCCATGAACCTTGCATCCGACAGCCCCACGCAAAAGAGCCTCCGCAAACGGAAACGACCGCCCCGGCAACCGACGACGAAAGGAAAAACAACAAGGGGAGTTTGTGACGGAAGCAATGCTGACGGACTACCGACACTCTGCTCACATTGTCATGTATGCAAAGCTGGTAAGCAAGGTATGCAAAGCAAGCAGACAGGCAGGGACGGACGGCACACGGGTATTTGCGGACAGAAAATACCGTAGCTTATTAGGGAATTTTCCAAGCCGCATTGCAAGCAACGCTGAAAATTCCCCAATAAGGCAAGGGGCAAGCCCCTCTGCACACCCCATCGGGAACAGCTTTTTGCCGTCCCCGAAGATACGAAGAATCATTGTTTCACAAGCTAAAAAAGAAAGGATTTTTATATGGGATTTGTAGTCTTACACATGGAAAAGGCGCACGGTTCCGACAGCGGAACGACCGCCCACATCGAGCGTTCCATCATACCGAAGAACGCCGACCCCACACGCACGCATCTTAACCGCAGGCTCATCGAATATCCCGACAGGGTGAAAGACCGTTCGGCGGCTATCCAAAGGAGGCTGGAAGAAGCCGGACTGACACGCAAAGTCGGCAGCAACCAAGTACGGGCTATCCGCATCAACGTGTCGGCAACGCACGAAGACATGGAGCGCATCCAACGGGAGGGACGGTTGAACGAGTGGTGCGCCGACAACCTAAGATACTTCGCCGACACGTTCGGCAAGGAGAACATCGTGGCGGCTCACCTGCACATGGACGAGAAAACGCCGCACATGCACGTCACGCTCGTCCCGATAGTCAAGGGGGAACGCAAGCGCAGGAAACGGGAGGAGCAGGCTAAGAAACGCTACCGCAAGAAACCAGCCGACAGCGTGAGGCTGTGCGCCGATGACATCATGAGCCGTCTGAAACTGAAATCCTATCAGGACAGCTATGCCGCAGCGATGGCGAAATACGGGCTGCAAAGGGGGATTGACGGTTCGGAAGCACGGCACGTTTCCACGCAACAGTACTACCGTGACATAAAGCGTCAGACGAAAGAACTGAAAGCGGAGGTGGTGGAGTTGCAGGAGCAGAAAGATACGGCACGTGAGGAACTTACACGGACGAAAAAGGAGATACAGACCGAGCGGCTGAAAGGGGCGGCGACGACCGCAGCCGCTAACATCGCCGAGAGTGTCGGCTCTCTTTTCGGGAACAACAAGGTCAAGACGCTGGAGAGGGAGAACACCGTCCTACACCGTGAGGTAGCCGACCACGAGGAAACCATCGAAGCCCTGCAAACCCGGATACAGACCTTGCAGGCAGACCACAGCCGTCAACTGTTGGATATGCAACAGAAGCATATCAACGAGCTGGCACAGACAGAAACGAATCTCAAACGTGAGATTTCACGACTTACGGTGTTGTTAAACAAGACATTGAAATGGTTTCCGCAAATCAAGGATATGATTAACATTGAAAGATTGTGCCTTGCTGTAGGTTTCAATAAAGAGCAGACTGCGACATTGCTGACAGGTAGACCCATTGAGTACAACGGCGAGTTGTACTCGGAAGAACACAAGCGAAAATTCATGGCAAAAGACGTTAAAGCCAAAGTATTCTCTGACAATGGAAGGTTTATCCTTACGATTGACTTGCGACCCATCGGCGAATGGTTCAAGGAGCAGTTCGAGAGGTTGCGGCAGACCATACGCCAACCCGTTATACCGCAACGGAAAGACAGGGGAATGAAACTGTAAAAGCCCCCTATTCCATTGAGGCAGGCAAAGAAATCCATTACAAGATAAGTGATTATCGCAGCTTTTTTATTACTTTTGCGTTTGGATTGGGGGCGACCCCTCTCCAAGACATATTAGAAAATAAAGAAGCGTTATGCTTATCTCGTGCGAATGAAAACGTAGGAAATTTTCAACCGTGTACAAGGATAGCATAGTGGTTCTCACGCTATAGCGTGGGCTGCTATTACTACATCTGTACACAACGGTTTCCTACGACCATCATTCAAAGACGTGGCATTGCAGTTCCACGCTTCCGTGATTTAATAAAGGTTCTCATGGCAACTGGGGAACAAAAAAAAACTTGGTAATATGAAAAAATTACTATCAATTACAATGTTGCTTACGTTTTCAATAATTGTACATGCGCAACAAGATGTTACCCAATTCCTTGGAATTCCTATTGATGGGAGTAAGACTGAGATGATACGTAAACTGAAAGAAAAAGGTTATCGGAATGACCCTACGACAGATGCTTTGGTTGGAGAATTTAATGGCGCAAAGGTTAATGTTTTTGTCGTAACTAACAATAATAAAGTTTGCCGTATTATGGTAGCTGATGCCAATAATGTTGATGAACGTGCCATTCAAATAAGGTTTAATAGGCTTTGTGAGCAATTTGCAAATAATCCTAAGTATATATCTTTACAAGATTACACAATACCCGAAGATGAAAACATCTCCTATGAAATAACCGTTCATAAGAAACGTTATGAAGCTGTTTTTTATCAACAGTCAGCAGCAACAGATACTATTGCCATTAAAGAAAAATTACAGTCTATCTTATTGTCTAAATATACGGAAGAACAATTAGAAAATCCAACTGAAGAAATTCGATCTGAAATTATCAAACTCTCTATGGAATATGTAATGGAAAGTTATTCAAAAAGACCTGTTTGGTTTATGATATCTGACTATTATGGGAAATATTATATTACAATGTTCTACGATAATGAATACAATCGTGCAAATGGCGAAGACTTATAAAAACAATAACAATGAAAATGAATAATTCAAATCAAGAACTTTCCATTAAGTGTGGGAAAACAACTAACAGTTTTGAGGAATTAAAATTGTTATGCAAAAAAGAGGCTGATAAACTGTTGAAAACAATAGACGTTTCCTCTCAATCCACAATTTCTGTTGCTTTTTGGACTGTTGACATTCCTGAACTTATCTGCATCGGCAATTTTTCTAAAGAAAAAGATGGAGGAGTCCGTTACGATTTAGATTTCTCACAAACTACTTTATAGTTTTGTTTTGATTCTCAAGGTTTAAAAGTAGCCATTTTTTGCTGAATCAAAAAAAATGGCTACTTTTGTATCTGCAAAGAGTTATTTGACAGCATAACCCCACAAAACGCTGAAATTCGCACGGTTGCCAACTCGTTACCGCCACTTCTCAAATAAGTCGCTAAATGTTTATTCCTCAAATGGTTGTGTCAAACCGTTGAAAATCTAAAATAAAAAAAAGACCTTCTTCATGTCATTTGGCCTCCATTCTTTGAACGGATAAACATCTGATATTCGGTATGGGGGATGGGGATGATAATCATTGTCAGCTCTTTCTATTTTAAAGGAGCTAAGATAAGTGTAAAAAGACTCCTGCCAATCAAAAAAGATGAGCAGGAATCATCTCAATCTCTAATATACTATAACAAACATTGTATGGGCTGCAAAGAAAGCATTTCCTTGGGAACCACCGCCTTTATTTCCTTCTTCAGGACGCATAGCAGACTGTGACGAATAAAATCTCTATTTGTCGCCAACACCACCTGTCGTGTCGGTCGGGGGATGGCAAACGGGCGTACTAATTGTCGCTGTTCTTCTGTCAATTGCATCACTGCCAGTTCGGGAATAAAAGTGATTCCTTTTCCACTTTCTACCATTCGCATAAAGGTTTCCATACTTCCCAAACGATAGGCCATCTGATTAACCTTCACGGCCTCCATCTGACAAAAACGGACGAGTTGATCGCGAAAACAGTGTCCTTCGTCCAAAAGCCAAAGATGTTCGCCTGTTATATCAGAAGTACGGATCATATCATGCTTGAAAGAGGATTCTTTCCGTGACACATAAGCGTAAAATTGCTCATAAAAAAGAGTTTCTTCTGTCAAGAACGTATCTTCCAGTTTGCTGGCAATAATTCCCGCATCCAAATCTCCGGTATGCAAAGCCTGCTGAATATCCTGTGTCTTCATTTCCGTGACACGAATATCCAGTTCGGGATATTTTTCCATTAGTTGAGGAAAAAAGCGAGGAAGTAGATAGGGAGCGATAGTGGGCAATACTCCCAAGCGGAATACGCCTGATAATGACTGCTTATCTTCACTGATTATTTCTTTCACTTGAGCTGCCTGCGCCAGAATCACGCGAGCCTGGTTTATCACTTTCTGTCCAATGGCTGTCGGACAAACGGGCTGTACCGTCCTATCGAACAACTTTACTCCCAGTTCATCTTCCAGCTTCTGAATCATGGCACTCAAAGTGGGTTGCGTCACACGGCAATATTCAGCTGCCCGTGCGAAATGCCTGAACTGGTCTACAGCTAGTATATATTCTAATTGTTGTATTGTCATCTATCAAATCATATTAAGTTATAGATTTCATCTATGCAAAGATAGAAATTTTCAGTTTGACAACAAGCATTTTCCGCCTTATCTTTGCAATACAGAAAAAAAAGAAAGCAAGTATAAATCATTAAAAATAAAAGAATATGAAAACTTTAGAATTTATCAAACTGAACGAATCGGGAGCAAACAACGTAGTAGCATCTTTGCAACAACTATTAGCAGACTTCCAAGTGTATTACACCAATCTTCGCGGTTTCCACTGGAATATCAAGGGACATAATTTCTTTGTACTCCACAGTCAATTCGAAAAGATGTATGATGACACGGCTGAAAAGGTGGATGAAATCGCAGAACGTATCTTGATGCTGGGTGGTACTCCTGCCAATAAATTCAGTGATTATCTGAAAGTGGCAAATGTGAATGAAGTGGATAAGGTAAGCAACGGAGACGAAGCATTGAATAATATCCTTCAGTCTATCAGCTATCTGATTGGTGAAGAACGTAAGATCTTATCTATCGCTTCTCAAGCCGGAGACGAAGTAACCGTTTCGATGATGAGCGATTATCTGAAAGAACAGGAAAAATTGGTTTGGATGTTGGTTGCTTATGATAGCAAGTAATTAAAATAAAAAGATGTCCCGGTCTTGCTTATTTGCAATCAGGACATCTTCTATTTATATATAGAAAGACTTTTTAGTCAGTCTACCATTATCTATTTCTTCATTTTTCCTTTTATAAGGATATATAGTTTTGCTATTCAGCAGCATTATCAGGACAACGAACTCCTTGTACAAAATTGAGCGTTCCACGTCCGGCATAAGTAGCACTATATCCGTTTCCTGTAAGGTCGGTTATTACTTTATTATTATCCGGAGTAGACTCATTAAATCTCCAATAAGCCACTAAACCATCTGTTAA